GATGGCGCACGCCATCGGTCCGTTGTCTTGATGCTCATGTCTCATCCTTCCTGGAGCGCCGGCGTCGTCGCCACGCTCGCCAGAACATCCACTCGTCGTGAATGGCGAGTACGAGATACGCGAGGCCGATCGGGAATCCGATCAGCGCCCCCAATCCGAGCCAGCCGCGCGCGAAGTCCAGCGCTCCCTCTGGCGCGGTCCACACGCCCCAATAGTTCGGGGCGAGCAGACCGAAATAGAGCGAGACCGCGAGCGTGACGATCAGCTCGGAGACGACCAGGGAATCCTTGTGGCCACGGATTGCACGGATCGCGATGGTCAATGCGTGCACGAGGAGGAACGCGGCAGCGAACGTGAACACGCCGGCTCGGAGGACGATCCGCCGAAACTCCGGGTCGTTGAAATCCAGCCACTGCATCATGTGTCCCTCCGCCCTCGCCCTCGGTAGATCCGTACGTCCGGGTCGTAGGTCCCGCGCACGAGATCGATCGTCGGCATGCCCGTCGGCCCCATCGGCCGCTCATCCCGTTCGCGACGGATGCGCGCCTTCGCCGCGATCGCCGCCTCCAGTTGCTCTCGGCCGAACTGTTCGGCCTCCTCCATCCGAGCCGCGAACTCCTCGTCGCGGAGAGCACGGCGGGAGGAGATCAGATCCCGGAGCTTGCTCAAGATCACCGGTCCACCTCCATCCCCCGCGCGATGAACGTCATCGCCGTCGATCGCCAGTAGTCGCGGTCCTCCGTCATCTCGCCGAGCTCTTCGTTCTTCTTCTCCAGCGCCTCCTTCATGGTCTCGACCGCGCTGTCCGCCTTCTGCTTCGCGCTGGACAATTCGGAGCGCGCGTCCCGCCGCTCGATCCACCAGCGGAGCGTCTGACCCAGCGTGGTCAGCAGGAGCACGAGCTCCGTTGGCGTCATACCCATCACTCACTCCGTCCCATCGCCTCGTCGCCATCGCTCATCTCCCGTCTCCGCCGGCGGGCTACTCCGCCCCCGGATGCTCGAGCGCGCGGATGTAGTCGCGGGCGTTCCGGATCGCGGTCTCCAGCGCGAGGTCCGGATCCTGGGCGTAGCCTCCGACCTCGGCGAGCGCCCGCCCGAACTCGTCGTGCCGCTGAATGAGGAACTGGTGATAGATCTCCTCCTGTCCGGGCTGTGTCGCTTGGTTGTGGATCAGCACGTAGCCCTCCGCCCCCTCCGACCAGGCCGGAATGTCCTCGGGAAGCTCGTAGGTCGGCGCATCATTGATCTGCGTGTCATCACTCATGGTTCGTGCCCTTTCTATGAAGCCGGAACGGCCCAGACGGTGAGATAGCCCTCCTGAAAATTCGAGATGGCCCCGGAATAGCTCCAGGCGCGCACCACGATGTCGGCGTTGGTTGCGCCAGAGAGAGCGCGCATGAACGTCACCGAATACGGCGACGGCACGCCGCCGACGTTGTCCCAATCCATCGTTTGCTCGGGGTAGGTAGCCGAACCGCCCATGCGGAGGCCGAGCCGGGCGATGCCGTTGTCGCCATTGCTCATCACCGCGACGTCAGCCCGGCAGTACACGAAGTACGTCTTGGTCGAATCGAAACCGCTGGCATTGAACGTCAGCAGGGTGCGCGGCGAGCTCGTCGAGACAGCGAGCGCGCCCGTCGCCGCGATCTTTTGCGGCGCGAAGTAGATCGCCGGGCCGATCCCGGCGTGCGTGTGATCGCCACGCGCGGCCTGATTCGTGCCCGTGCCAAAGTCCACCTCGACATCGACCTGCGACGGGATCGCCGAGGGTACGGACTGCTTGAGGCCCGTATAGAAGTTCAGGCGATCGACGTTTTCGTTCGTCACGGTCGCGCCGCTCTTGACGTAGCGCACCGTTCCGATCGCCTGCACGGCGGAGGTGAAATCGGTAATGCCCGAGGAGGTATGCGTGTGGTTGCCGCGCGGCACCTGATTCGCACCCGTCCCCCAGTCGGGCTGGATGTTGACCTGCGTCGCGATGGTGGATGAGACCGAGGCGACGATGCCCGGGTAGAACGCGAGGCGGTCGGCGTTGGTCAGTGCGACGGTCTCGTTGTTCTTCACATAGGCGACCGTCCCGATGCCGGCGTGTGTGTGATCACCGCGCGCCGCCTGATTCGTGCCCGTGCCAAAGTCCACCGCGACATTCGCCTGACTCGAGATCGCGTTATCCTGCGCGGTCAGGAGGCCGGTGCCGAAGTTGAGTCGGTCCGCATCGCTCATCACGACCGTCGCGCCGGACTTGATGTAGCCGACGGTGCCGATCGCCTTCACCGCCGCCGTGAAATCGGAGATCTTCGACGCGGTGAGGCTCGGGATCCGCGCGACGTCGAGCGTGCCGCTTGTGATCGCGGACGCTGCATGCGTATGGCCGACGAGAGACACAGCCGTGCCGTCCCACGTCAGCGCGGCGTTGGTCGTGCCAATCGCGTGATACGCGCCGGCCGCGGCCTTGAGGCGCAGCGTGGTCGCAGCTGATGCTCCGCTCGACGGCGAGATGCGGACCGTGTTGGCATTGAGCGCGCCGGTGTCCGTCTCGCCAGTCCCGATCTGATCGAGCAGACCGTTGCCGAGAAAGAACGATCGGAACGCGTTCTCCCCGATCGATCCGAACGGCGACACCAGGACCGATCCCGTCGAGCCGGTCGCGATATGGGGCAGGTCCGTCGGATCTTCGGGCGCGGAGACGATGACGAGATTGCCCCCGATCGCGATCGTGTTGTCAGCTTTGGAGATCGCCCGAATCGCCGTGCTATTCGCCGGCGCGATCGCGCCGTGCGCCCCGCCGAGGCTGTCCTGCCACGCGCCGGCCGCGAAGCCGTACGTCGCGGACTGTGCGGTCGCGCCGATGGCGGTCGCACCGACCCCGATCGCCTTCGTGTTCGCTCCGACCGCCGTCTGCTGATACCCGAGAGGCCCAGAAACAGACACGGATCCTGCGGTCGCATCCACCCCGAATGCGAGACTCCGAACCCCGTACACATGGGCGCCATTGCCGATCGCCTGAGATGCCGATGCATCGGACTCGACGATGGCTCCGACGCCAATCGCTTGCGATGACACCGCCAGCGCCTGTGCCCCGGTTCCCTGGGCAATCGCCGAGATCCCGCTCGCGATGGCGCTCACCCCCACGGCCAATGCGGACGTGGTGGCGCGTGACGCCGCGCCGATCGCCATCGCCGCCGATCCCGTCGCCTGAGCTTGCGACCCAACACTGATCGTGCCCGTCTTGCTTGCGATCGTGTCCGGGCCGATCGCGACACTCGACACGCCAGTCGCAGCCGCGGCGTCGCCAAAAGCGGAGGCCGCATCCCCAGATGCCACCGCATCCGTTCCCACGGCAGTCGAGCGCACACCCGAAGCATCGGAGCTGTCGCCATAGCGGAGGCCTTGCTGCAACGAGGTGTTGGTCCCGACACGTGCCGGCGGCTCGCCGAGAGACACCTGACCGTAATTCGTTACCGACGTCGCGCCGGCGAACGTCGACCAGTTCCCGGCCGAGATCTCGGCGCCATCAATCGCGCGTGTCACCTGGATCTCGCCCGTCTCCACACCCGCCGCATCAAGCACGGGCGTCACCGAGAGCACCGAGGCTCCCTTGTCAGCGAGGTACTGCGTGATCTGATCGATGCGAATGGTGTCGCCGGCGGTGTAGCCCAGCGTGGTGTCGGAGAGATCGAGCGTATAGCTCGCGGTCGGCGGCGCGACGTCGGGCGGCTCGCCGGCATCGATGTCCGGCGGATCCGGGAGCGGATCGCCGGCCTCCCAGGCGATGTTGTTCCAGTAGGCGGCCCAGCTGTCGATACGATCGGGCTCGGCGTCGGCCGTCACGTTGATCTGCCACGGGTACGCGGGATCCACCGCGATCGCCGAAACGGTGATGCCGCCAGATTCGAGCCACGCCTGTAGCAGCGGGAGGTTCACCGCCTCGCCGTCGACGTAGCCAGTTCGCGTTTCGCGGAGATCGAGCGAATAATCCATCACATCACCCCAGCGGGATCTTCACGCCGGCGATCCACGCCGAGCGGATGTTGACTGAGCCCGACCCGCCGAACGCGCGCCAGCGGACGTTCACGTTCTGCTCGCTCACGGTTTCGCTTGATGACTTGATCAGAAAGGTTCGGGCGTGGATCGGCACGAGCACCTGCCACGACGTCTCGAGGCCGGCCGAGAACGCCGGCCCGATCGCACCGCTCAGGTTGTCGATCGCAGGCGAGCCCGTTGTCGTGGATCCGCCGATGCGGATGTGCGCATCCAGCTGCGTTTTGTCAGTGCCGACGCGCGCGTTGGCCACGGCCAATGCGATCACAAGCGTCGGCACGTTGGTCGGGATCCGCACCGTCGTCTTGAGCGTGGTGTCGTCCTGATAGGTGTCCTCGTCGGTGACCGGGATCGTCTTGCCCGTGAAGGTCTTCCTGCTAAAGAAGAAGCCGAAGGCGTCGTCAGGCCCGCTCGCGATGCGGCCGAGCGCGACGGGATCCCCGCTGTTGTTCGGATCGCCATAGGCTGCGGTCGCCGCGACCAGCGCCAGCCCCGCCGAGAGCGGGTGGATACTCGCGAGGCGCTTCACGCCGACGGTGCCGACCCCGAACTCGTGCGCGGCCGTCTCCTGGAGCGTCTTGCCGTCGACGTCCTCGTCGTAGCCGTCCTCCGGCAGCAGCGTCCGGCCCAGCAGCTCGACGAGCGTCAGGCCCAGCTGCCGGCGGGTCTTGTCTCCTTCGGACTTGATGGTGTCGTTGAGGCTGCGTGCGATGTCGATCATGGTCAGCGTCCCTCGTCAGTTCACGTTCTGGAGCGAGGCCATCTTGCCGAGCGTCACGGTCTGTGACGGTCGTGACGTGCCCCTGCCCCAGGTGAAGGTCGTCTCGAGAACGCGCCAGTTCGCCGGCGCGGCCACGGTAATCCGGTCGTCCGTCTTGATGTCGAGTCGCCACGCCGAGTACTGGCGAAACCGGGGATCCGGCACGACGTCGAGCTGGATACGCGTGTACACGGAGCTCTTGCGCTCGAGGATCCGCTGGGCGCGCTTCTTCAGCGCCTCGAGGGTGATGTCATTGGAGTCCGCGATCTCGAATGAGTACGGCCCGATACGCGGGATCGAGAACTCATCATTCGGATCCGTCGACTGCGCGATATAGCCGTCCTTCGCCGCCTTCACCGCGTCCACCGCGGTCGACTTGAGGTAGACGTAGTTCGCGAACGAACTCATGTCCGGCTCGACCGTGACCGTGTTGAAGATGTCGCCGAGCTCTGAGGAGATGATGCGATCGGGTTCGGCACCCGCCAGCGACGTCGCCGGCGCGGTGCTCATCGCACCGGTGTGATCGGAGTGAAGCTTCCAGAAGCCGCCGGCATCGAGGAGCTCGTTCATGTTCACGAGCAGGTTGTCGGCCGGGCGAACGGTGCGGATCTTTCCGGTGATGACCCCGCTCTTCGGGATCCGGATGCGCAGGTGCGGATCGAGATCGCCGATCAGGCGCATAGCGGCCTCGCCCGTGTCGATGCCGTAGCCGATCTTCACGGTGCGCCGCGCGGTCTGCTGCGCGACACGCCAGATCAGGTCGCGCCCCTCATACGTGTTCTCCTGCCGATTGCGCGAGTACTCGCGCCGCGGCGGAAGCGCGGTGAAAAGGCCGAGCTGTCGGCGGACGCGGTAGATGTTGCCGGCAGCGTCACGCCACTCGGTCACCCAGACCGGCGCGAGGAACTCCTGCAGACCTTGCAGGATCTCGTGCCCCTCGATCACGACCGACATCGTCCACGGCGTGTCGTCGTCCGTCTTGCAGGTCACGGAGCAGGAGATGATGCGATCGGAGATGTCGCGCTGGGTACTGTTCGCGTCGTTGGAGACGTTGCGAACGAACATCTCGCCCCACGCCTTGAGGGAGCCGCCATACGGACGGATCGGCGCGACGACCGGGGAGGCCTCAGAAACGACGATCATCGCGCGCTCCCTTCGGTGAAGACGAGCGGGATGTCCGTGATCGGGAACTCTTCGCGATCGGTCTCCGACATGCTCGTGAGCGTGCCGGTGAACATGCGGCCTTGGTAATCGCGGTAGAGGTTCGGCACCGAGCTCCGGATCAGCGTCTTGAGGTTCGCTACGACCGAGGCTCGGCCGCCCATGATCGGGTCATCCCAGAGCGCGTAATAGCTCGCCGAGACCACGTGGTAGAACGTGTCGTCGCGGTGAATGAACGGCGTCTCCTGTCCCCAGCGCTCCTGGACGACGCGGTTGAACACCGGCCGCACCTCGCGATCGCCGCGAGGAATCAGCACGACGTAGACGCGGTCGTTCTCCTCAGCCTGCGAGATCACCGTGAGACCGTGGATGCCGATCTTTCCGCCCGGCGGCCTCCACTCCTTGGCGACCGAGTAGAGCGTTTCGCCGGAGACGAGGGTGCGCACGAACAGGCCGAACACGATCGGCTGACCGAGCGGGTACTCCATCACGCGCCGGGTGAGCGTCGACTGGCTCGACGTCGACCAGATCGCCTCCTGCGATCCGTCCCACGTCTCGGACGCATAGCGCCAGCGAATCTCATACGCATCGAACTGCGCGGCCGTCGCGGTCGAGGCCGACCAGGTGAAGTCGACGTAGGAGCCGGTCTGCGACGGAGATCCCGTGAACGTCGCGACGGCCGCCGGCGGGGTGAACGCGATCGTGAAATTGCGCAGCACGAACGCCTCCTGCCCGGCCTCATTGACCACACGGAAGCCGGCGCGGAACGATCCCGCATTGTTCAGGAGGCCGCGCCGTGCGATCCGGTACTGGCGATCGCCGACCGAGCCGCTGATGTCGCGCCGCTTGTTGCCCTCCGGATTGACGGTCGAGCCGTCCGGCCGCTCCTCGGCCGTAGCCCAGAAGTAGAGGCTCTTGTTCGTGGCGTTCGAGACATAGTTGATCTCCTGGTAGACAATCGGACTCGAGTTCGTGTCATCGATCGCCCACTCGAAGTTCGGCATCGTCCCAGTGAACACCTGATCGGCCGTCGGCCGTGACACGGTCAGCGCCGGCGCCGCCGAATACCACCAACGCCACGCCGCGGATCGGTCAGCGAAGCGAAAACGCTGCACGTCGCCGTTAAACAGCCCGTCCTTCTTGGAGACGACCGTCCAGTACCAGTCGCCGTGCCCCGCGTTCTCGTTGGGGACATGGCCGGTGCCCTGCGTAACGATCGTGCGCGTAGTGGTGAGCGTGGTGCCGCCTGAGCCCTTCAGGGAGGATTCGGACCACCAGCCGAGCTGCGCGTCCATCAGATAGGAGAGGCCGGCGCGCTTGTTGCGCATCGTGATCGTGACACCGTTGGCCTCGACCGGACGGCCCGTCACCAGGACGTCGCCGGCGTTGAGGTCCGGCAGCTCCTCGAGCGCCGTCTGGATCTCGGCGGCCGAGGCGTTCCACGGGATCCGCGCCGCGTTGCCGAACAGGCTGATCGTGCAGTAGCCCGTCGCCGGTGTGCCGGACCATTGGAACCTCACCTTGTGCGAGGTTCCGGGTGCCTGCACGTTGAGCCGCCATTCCGCGGCGCTGCTGATGTAGGTCATCGGCGCCACCGTCAGGATCTTGCCGGCGGCCGTCATCATGACGACATAGACGTAATCGGGCGAGTCGGTTGTCTTCGCCCGGAACGTCACGGGCAGCGACTCGACGAGATCGTTGAAGAGCGGATAGGTCCGGCTCGGGAGCACTGGCATCATCCCACCCCCGTCGTGCGTGTGCTGGATGTCTGATAGGTCGTCTTAACGCTCACGAGCGCATCGTGAGCAGCCGACCCCTTCGAGGACTTCTCGAGGAGGTCGGCGAGATCGTTGGCCGTGAGCGCATAGTTGTTGGTGACCACCGTGGTGTTCACCCGGTGGTTGGTCGCCGAGCGGTTCGGTGTCTTCGTCGGGGTCTTGGTCGGCGTCTTGCTCCCCATCCACGCGGTCGATCGCCCGTAGGTTTCGGTCCCGCCTTCGACGTCGAAGATGCCGCCGGTGGTGAGCGCCGTGATCTGATCGCGGATCGCCTTCGCCGCCGATCGGCCGGCCGAGGAGAACGAGCCGTCGGCCTTCTTGAGCGCATCGAGCTCCTCGGCGAGCTTGGTCAGCTCCTCGACCGTCAAGCGATCATTCTTCGGGTCAAGCTCCTTGAGACTCGTGACGATGTCATCGATCTTCTTTGCGGTCGACTCGTTGTCGGTGCGGTTCAGGTAGTCGCTGTACTGATCGAGGTACGTCTGCAGATCGTCGACGAGCGTGCCGGTCGACGTGATGTCGCCCTTGAGCCCGGTCGGTGCGATGTACGATCCCGGATTCGCCTTCGCGATCGCATCCTTCTGCGCTTGCAGGCTGTCCGCGACCGACTTCACGTAGTCGCCCACCTTCTTCAGCTCTGGCACGATCTTCCCGTCGCTATCGCGGAAGTTCGTCAGTGAATCCGCCCAGGCGCTCAGCTTCGCGATCGTCGAGGAGGTCGCGGTGACACCGCCCTCGGCATTCGCCAGCGCGTCGATCTTGTTCATCAGGTTCACGAGCGACTGCGGTGTCTTCTCGCCCTGGTAATCGTCGATGGCATCCGCAACCGTGCTCAGCGCGCTCTTGATGTCGAAGTCCTCGCTCTTCGGCGAGATGAGCTTCGCCAGGATGTCGCTGTCGATCGCCGGCGTCGTGTCCGGCTTCTTCTTGAGCTCGTCGATCACACCCTGCAGTGCGTTGGCCTGCGCCTGGATCGAGGCGACGACGTTGCCGTTCACGTCCTTGTAGTTCGCGAGCGTGCGCTGCCAGCCCTCGAGCTGGCTGATCGTCTTCTCGTTGTTCTTGAGGCTCGTCGCGCTCAGATCCTTGATGCCGTTGACGATCTCGAGGATGCTCTGTGGCGTCCAATTCCCCATATACGCGTCGAGGGTCGCGGCGATCGACGTGAGGGTGCCGGACGATCCGGATACGCTCGGGGTAGAGGCGTAGAACGACGCCGGAACCCACGAGCCGTCCTCGGCGCGCACCAGACCACCACTCGCATATCCCGGCACGGGCGCGAGATCGCCGATCATGCGCGATGTCTCGGCCGCGGTATACACGTACGATCCCGTCGGCAGGCCGTACACGCCGCGCGTCGACGCGAGGCCGAGCGCTCCGTCCGGCATGCGCACGAGCTCCGGTCCCTGCTCGGCGAGCTCGACGATCGGGGACTTTGCCGGGCCGCCGACGGCCTGCGCCGGCACCGTCGTCGTCGAATAGGTGATGCTGACGGTGCGGTCCGGGATGCTGTTGACCAGGGAAATCGCGTTGGACACGGCGTAGCGCAGCAAAGTCACATCGCCCGCAATGGTCACGGTAGTGCCATACATGCCGTCAACCGCACTCTGACCGTTGTCGACGGCACCGAGCAGGATCGAGATGTCACCCCAAATCGAGACCGTGGTACCGGTCATGTCATCCACGGCTTGCTGACCGGTGTTCACCTCGGTGGTGAGGTCGGTGACATCCCCGAGGATGTCGATGGTCCGCCCCGCCATGCCATCTACGGCATCCTGACCGTTCCCAACGGCGAACATCAGCAACGACACGTCACCCCAGATCGCGACGGTCGTTCCGGTCATGTCATCGACGGCCGTCTGCGCGTCGGTGACGGCCGTGGTCAGCGAGGAGGCGTCGCCAGAAATCGAGATAGAGACGCTCGTGGTCTCCCCCGATGTCAGGTTCGACAGAGCCGACTCGAATCCGCTCGAATCCTCCATTTCAAATGAGAGGGTCACGCTCGCATCGTAGAGTCCCGACTTCGCATCCCACCAGAGCGTGAACATCTCGGTGCGGACATCGTCGTATCCCGAATCCTGGAACGTGATCGTGACGGTTCCGTCGAGCCCGCCATTCTCTAGGTCCTCCGACAGGACGGTGAGACCACCCTTGAGCGCGGTATAGCCGGGCCGCTCGAACGTGATCGTGACAGTTCCGTCGAGCCCGCCATTCTCCAGGTCCTCCGACAGGACGGTGAGACCGCCCTTAAGTTCGGTATAGCCCGGCCGCTCGAACGTGATCGTGACAGTGCTGTGTTGCGAGATCGCCTTGATGGCCTTCGTAAGCTCGTCGAACTTGGTGAGCGTGAAGTCTGCGCCAGACGTGCCAATACTGATCTTCATCGTGGTGTCGATCTCGCTCTGGGCCACGACGACCGTCTTGAGATCGTCGAGCGCCGTCCCCGTGTCCACCGATACGGAGATTTCGATGTCCGAGAGCGAGAGCCCCGAGGTGTCCACATCGGTATCGCCCGACTGCGTGATGGAGACGCTGACTTCCACGTCCTCAAGGTCGTCGAGGGCATTCTTCACGGACGTCGCCAGTCCGATCGCCGCCTCGGCGCCGACGGTCGAGATCGTCACGGTGACATCCTCGAGGCCATCGAGCGCCGACGCCACCGGCTCGAGATCGGAAACCGCCGTGCCGGTATCGACCGTCACGTTCACCTCAACATCGGGGATGTCGATCGACGGCATGCGGGCCGCCCCTCCCCCCTCGCCGATGTTGTCCCACGGCATGTGGACGGTGACCTGCACCTCGACATCTTCGATGCTATCGAGCGCGGACTGGACCGTCCCGATGTCCAGGCGAGCCGCGCCCGTCGACGCGCTGATGACAACGCTCTTGGTATCCGGGAGATCCTGCAGCGCGCTGGCGACGTCGTTGATCTTCGGTGTCGCGTTATCTACTGCCTCGATCTGTGTGCTGATGACCGTCGGGACGCTCGGCGTGGACGTCGAGACGAACGGTCCGTCGATGCCGCTCGGATCTCGGTACGTCTCATCGCTTGCCGTGGCCGTCGCAATCGAGATCGTCACCGTCTTTGAGTCCGGGATGTTGTCGAGCGCGGAGGTGACGTCCTCTTCGCCGGTCACCTCGACGTCGACGTTGACCTCCTTCTCCTCCGGGAGCGCGTTGGTTTTGTCGGTCGCGTCGTCCAGTTCCTCGGTGCCGTTCACCGTGAAGTCCACCGAGCCGTTGATCTTGCCGTCATCGAGCAGGTCGGTGAGCGTGCGGATGGCGTCATTGAGATCCTTGACCGGATCCTTCGCCGCCTCCACCGAGCTGGTGTCGACGATGATCTCTCCCTCGGACCCGTAGCTGATCAGGCCCATGTCCTCGAGCATCGCCGCGAGTACCGGATCTGCCGCGGCCGCAGCAGCGATGGCCTTCGTCGCCATGTCGAGGCCCGTCGCGCCGAACTTGCCGGACGCAGCATCCGCGGCCATCGTCGCGAGCTCATAGGCGCGCGCGGCTTCGGACTGATCCATCCAGCCGAGCGTGGCGAGCTGGGATCCATCCTCCGAGTTGTAGAGCTCCTCGACCCACTTCGCCTGCTTCTCGGCGATGTCGGCCAACTGCGGCGCGAGCTTGACCTGCAGCGCGTCTACGTAGTTCGCGACTTCACCGTTCAGCTGCTTCAGCGAGTTGTAGGCCTGCTGAGCGTTCGCGTAATCCGTGTCTCCCGTGAACACGCCGTGCTCACCCGAGATCAGACCGGCGTCGAGCAGGTCGTCCATCCGCGACCAGACGCCCTCCTCGGCAATGAGCTCATCCGCCCAATCGAAGAGGCTCTGGAACTGCGACTTGATCGCTTCGGTGTTGCTCACGATCACCCGGAACGCATCGTCGAGCGCTTGCCCGCCGCGCTGGATATTCGCCGCGAGCTGCATCGCGTCATCCTCGAAGGTCCCCATCTCAAGGACGTTCGCCAGGTTGGCGTCGATACCGGAGATCTCGGTGATGGTATCGCGGAGGTTCCCGAGGTTCTCTTCGAGCTCTTCCGCGCTTACCGAGGTGTCGTCCGCGCTCTTCTTGAAAGCGTAGGTGTTCTCGCTGAGGAGGATGATCGAGTTGGCGTACTGTTCGTCGGTGATCGTTCCCGCCTCGAATCGCGCCTTCTGCGCTTCGAGTACGGCATTCAATCGATCCCCATCGATCGAGGAGTCCTGCATCGCCGACTGGATGCGAGACATCGCGTCGCCGTACGCGCTGAGCGCGTTGTCACTCAGTTTGCCGTCAAGGTCGACCATCGCCTTCGACATCCGCTCGATGTTTACTGCGCCCTCGAAGTTGCCTGCGTTCTTCAGATCATCGACCAGCAGTGCGACCTTGTGGCGCGAGATCTCCGCCGCATCACCCATGCCCATGAGCGGGTTCTGCATCACGGTTGCCTGACCCGCGACCGTACCCATCTCCGTCTTGAGGGCGGAGAGCGCCTCGATGAAACCCTGGACGTTCGGTGTCGCACCCGTGAGGTACTGGCTGATCAACTCGTCGACACGCGCGTTCAATTGGACCGGGTTGATATCCGGCTGCTCGAAGAGCTGATAGACGCCCTCGAGTGCATTCTCGATCTCCGTGCGCTGTGTAGGCTCAATCATGAACGCGGCGTAGAAGCGCGTCATCAGATCACGGATACCACCGGTCGTGTTGGCGGACGTGATGTACTCGTCCATCCCAGTTTCGAGCGAGGCCGTGATCGACTCTGCGACGGAGCGCATTGTCTCGTCGCCGCCGTTGGCCGCCCAATCCAACGCGGCTTTCCCAATCCCGTTCTCGAAGAAGTCGAGGATCGGCTTGGTGTCGGGCGTTGCACTGATCAGAGACGCAAACGCCGAATCGAAGGCGGCGCTGCTGTCGGTGAACGCGCTATTCGTCTCATCGATGGCCGAGCGTATGCGCTTCGTCACGCGCTCCATGTTGTCGGCGAGTTCGTAGAGACCGTTCATGCGGCGATCGGCGATCACCTCGTTGTTGCGCTTCTGCGCCTCGGTGAGCTCGTCAAGCGCCTTCACCATCTCGTGTGCTTCCTGGCGCTGGCTGTTCCAGTACGTCCAGACTCCGACGCCGGCGACAGCGAGCGCCCCCAGCACGAGGAGGAGGGGTCCGGCGGCCACGGTCACAGCACCGATCGCGATCTGGAACCCGGCGATCGCCGTGACGGCGGTCTTCAGCATCGACAAGAACCGGGCGATGCCAGTGACCTCCGTGAACGTCGTGTTCATTGCCGCGAGCCCCGCTCGGAGTGTGCCCACGGTGGTGGCTACAGAGAGCGCGACCGCAATGAACGTGGTCAGCGCCCCGACACCGGTCTGCACTGACTGCGGCATGAGCGCAAAGACATCGGTGAACTCTGAGCCAAGATCCGCGAGCGCGGTCAAAGGCTTGACGAGATAGTCCGCCATACCGATCAGCGCGTTGTTGATGCCCTCCGAAAGTCGCTGATAGGCTCCCTCGAGCGTCTCGGTCCGCGCCGCGGCCTGCTCAGCTGCGATGTTCTGCTCCCCCATCAGGTCAATGATGGCAATGAGGGGGTCCTGTCCCATCGAGACGGCGAGGGCATACGCGTCCTGCGCCTCCGCGCCGAAGAGCGTGCTGATGGCAGCGAAGCGCTGCTCCTGCGACATCTTCGAGAGTGCATTGCTCAACTGGCCAAAGAGCGCCGGGAACCCGACGAATTGTTCATTCGTGTCGAAAGCCGCGATGCCGAGCTCGTCCATACGGATGGCGGCTTCGCTCGTTGGATCTTGGAGATTCTGAAGGCCCCGCGCGAGCGAGATGCCAGCATCAGCACCGGAGAGTCCGTAGTTCGTGAACACGGCAATCGCTGCCGACGCCTCGTCAAACCCCACACCGAGCTGCGAGACGACCGGGCCCATGTTACGCATGCCGGCGATGATGTCCTCGATGTCGGCGCTCGAAGAGTTCGCCGCCACCGTCAGCATGTCCGCCGCTCGGCTCGCGTCGGTCATGGCGATCGAGGCATCGACCACCGCCGGAGACCACATCGCCATCGACTGCACCACGCCAGTCACGGCCGTATTCAGATCCGATCCGGTCGCCGCGGCGAGGTTCGCCACGGCTGGGAGCATCTTCCCGTCGAGCATCGCCGACGCGTCGTAGCCAGCCTTCGCGAGCGCTTCGGCGACCTCGGCGATCTCACCAGCGCTGTACTGCGTATCGGCACCGATCGTCTTGATCGACGTGCTCAGACGGCTCATGTCGGTATCGCTCACGTTGCCGAGCGCGACCTGGACATTCTTCAGCGACTGCTCGAGCGCCGCAGCATTCTGAATACCCTGCACCAGTGGCGTCAGGAAGAGCCCTGCGAGCCCCGCCCCAAGCCCGATTCGACCCAGCCCACTCATCACCGACTGCAGATGCTCCGCCGCCTCCATGACGGTCTGCAGCTGGAAGATCGTGTCGGACATATCGACGTTGGGATCGGCATCGCCGATATCCTCGATCGCTTGCCTGGTCTGCAACGCCTGTGACGTCGCCTGCTGGAGCTCTCCGAGTCCCGTGATGGTCACCGCTGCCGTCATCGTGCGCGCAGCGGACTCTCTCAGTTCTTCGACCGCGTCCATCGCCGCTTCGAGGTCGTCCTTGGTCACACTGATGGCTATCGCCTGACCACTGGCCGCCCTGATCTCCGATGCCGCCGTTCGGGCGGACGCCCCAATGCGCTCGAGATTCGCAAGCGCGGCACCCGTGTCGACGTCAATGCGCCCTCCACTTGCCGAGCGGATCGTCACCGCTGCCGCCTGAGCTGCGGCGGCCACCTCGGAGAGCCCAGCGAGTGCGTCGGACTCGTCGAGACCGAAGACCACCCCGCCGGCCGCCTCAACGGCCGCCGCAGCCTCGGCCGCCGCTGTTCCGACGACCCCCAGCGACTCGACCGCTGGTGTCGAGTCCACATCCATCGTCGTCCCGCTCGCGGCTTCGACGGCGGCCGCGGCATCCTGGGCAGCCGGCTCGATCTGATCGAGGGCCCCGACGGCGCCCGAGGTATCGACATCGAGCGCGACTCCGCTCGCGGATGACACTGCCGCCGCGGCATCATCGGCATGAGTCGCGACGGCATCGAGCGAGCTCACAGCATCGGTCGTCTTGATATCGACGGAGGTCTGGGAGAGACGATTGAGGTGCTGTGCTGCGACTTGGGCTCCGCGATCGATCCCGTCGAATGCGCTCGCGCTCTCGGCGCGGAAGCGATTGACCGACTGCAGGGCGTCGTTGATCCCCGAGCGGAACCCGGAAACGTTGAGTTGGAGGGTGGAGCTGATGGATCCGAGGTTGAGCGCCATATGCCCGCCAGACGCGCAGGAGCGCGAGGATTCGCCCATTGCTGGGCCGAAAGCCTCGCGCTCCTACCGTGCGCCTGTGGCTATGTCGTTGTCGTCAGTCTAGCACGAACGTCCCTATCGCCCCGTCATCCTGCCGCGCTCGCTCCCCGTTAAGGGCGAGCAGCCGTTCGAGGATCTCTTCGTCCGTCGTCTCGTTGGGCTCATCGTCCCATCCGTATGCCGCCCACACGGCGCGATCGAGAGCGGCGTGCGAATTCTGCAGCCAGGTCGGCCGTGCATTGTAGAGATTCGTCAACGTGCGCTTCTTGAGCTCCGCCTCGGATGCGCCCTCCGGATTGAGCCAGTTCTCACGCAGCTCGTTGAGGCGCTTCGCAGCATCCCCGATCGCGATCACGCGCGGATCATCCGTCGGCTCGCTTCCGGGAGCCCACGGCAGCGCGAACGTTTCGAAGCAGGTCGTCGGTGTATACCGCGGATCGTTACCTTTGCCGAGCCATGTTCCCATGCGTAGCGACCACACCTCATGCGCGCGAGAATGCAGCATTCCGAAGAAGTAGTCATCCTCCCGCGCGAACACGATGAGCTGTTGATCCGGTATGGACTCGACTGATAGCCACGTGAACACTCGGTGCTTCGCCACCGTCGGAGTGACGAGCATTCGACTTAGGCCGGATACCGCCACTCGAAGTCGGGGCCGTGGCTCAGCATGGAGCCACCATCGATCTCGATAGCTCTTGCGATTGTTTTTCGCACGCTCCGGCTCCACGTAGGTCTTGACATACTCAAACGGAAGCTCGTAGAGCGATGCATCCTCTAGCGTCACGGACGTACCGAAGTCAATGATCCAGAGATCATTCCAGCGAGCGGTGATGGATCGACCATTGAACCACGGTTTCACCACATCTGCGTTCGATCGCCCGTTGGGATTCAGCGGAGCGGTGAGCCACAGGCGCGCCAGCGATCCCGGGATGTCAAATGGCCCCTTCTTCGACATCCCCATGAACCCTATCTCACCGTTTTCGCGAAGCATCGCCGCCTTCGTGATGTCAACAGTAGCAGTAAGGTCACTGTTGATCGTGACCACTGGCACACCATTGAGTTCGCGCTCAACCTGAGATCCATCGTCGAATCCCACAATCGAGATCCGCACGGCAGCTCCATCAAGCACCCAGGGCTCGTCTGACCAGGCCAAATAGATGTCACCAGTCTGCTTAATCCGCTTCAATACCTGACGATTCGCGCCGCCACGAATGGAATTGGTCGCCAACAGCCCGGCTCGCTGCGTCGCGTCGGTCTCGATTTGGTTCCGAGCCTTCTCGAAGAAATAGCAGCAAAGGTCGCTGAACTGCGGGAGGCGATCATCATAGATCGAGAACAACGTGTCGACGTACTCGTCTCCCAGCTCCTGCCGAATCTTGTTCCCACCCAGGAACGGCGGGTTCCCGACGATGAAGTCCGCCTCCGGCCAGACCGTCTCGCTCACCTTCCCCGCATCAAACGTCAACAGCGCATCCTGCAGCCGGATCGAGTCGAGTGTCTCCAGCACCGGCTCCGAATAGCCGAAGCCGTTCCCGAGCATCCACTGCAGATAGCCGATCCAGATCACTACCTGCGCCAGTTCGTGTGCGTACTCGTTGATCTCCAGCCCCATCACCTGACTCGGGCGGATCGACGGGGTTCCGTATGGCAAGCCCTGCGAGGCTCCGTAAGCCAGGACTTCCTTCTCCAGCGAGAGCAGCCGTTCGAGCGCCACGTACAGGAAATTCCCGCTCCCGCACGCCGGATCGAGCACCGTCACCTGCGAGAGCTCCTCGCGGAACCCATTGAAGATCTTCAGGTACTCCGCACGTCGGTTCGATCGCCTCTGCTGGGTCGGTGCCGCATCCCACGTCGCTTTCACAGCATCAAGCTCGCCACGCACCTCATCCCAGCGTCGCCGCAACGGGGTCATGACGACGGGATCGATCACCCGCTCGATGTCCGCACGACTCGTGTAGTGTGCTCCCAGTTGCGAGCGCTTCGACGGATCGAGCGAGCGCTCGAACAGCGTTCCGAAGATCGCTGGTTCCACCGAACTCCAATCCAGCTGACTCGCCTGATACAGCGTGCCGATCTCTGCCGACGTTAGCTCCAGCACCTGCACCGTCTTGAACAACCCGCCATTGAAGTGCGGAACGCGCTCCATCGCCACGAACCCGCCCGACGCCATCGCCGTCAGCAGGTCGCCGAGCTGTGCGGAGAAGCGCGTCGGCTCACGGCGTCCGAAATCCATCACCCTGCCGAACATCTTGTTCGGCAGCAACCCGACATCCTCTGCAAAGAGGCAGAAGAGCAGCTGCATCAGGAAGTGCGCCGTCTCGTGCGGCTGATGTCCCCGCTGGTGCAGTCCAAGCGCGAGCTCGCTGAAGCGCGCCGCCGCTTCCTCCGTCACCGCCTCCACCGATTGCCGTGGCCTCAGCGAATCGGGATCGGTGAACACACGCTTGAGAATGCGCTGACTCTCCGACTCCGTGAACGTCTCCAACGTGATCGGGTAGACCTTCTTGGCCGTCCCCGTGAAGTTCGTGTGGATCTCGATCCGATCCATATCGGAGACGATCAGCAACGGCGGATTGTCGAGGTCCTCGCGATACTTCGCGAGTTGCTCGTACGCCTTCTCGAGGTTCGCGTGGCGCCCCTTGTACTCCCACGCGAAATGTCCACGCTTCCAGACGTCCGCCCAGCCTTCGCCCCCACCAAGTTTCGAGGCCCCGCGCTCGAACGTATAGAACGTTCCTGCCGGATCGGCCGATGCCGGAGTCGGCTCATTCAGCACGCGACACAGATCGAGGAAGTGCTCCTGCGAGGCAGAGCGCTCCTTCAATTGGTTGGACGTCCACTTCTCAACGAAATCGATGGGGCGCACGGATATTCCTCACTGCTGGCGGCACGCGTCAGGAACGCGCTCGGTGACAAGAACCGGATCCTTGCGCGAATCATACGCGACACGCTTCCCTGCGTCCTGATCGCCCCGGACACGCGAACGTAGGACCTTCGGGGGATGCGACCTCGACGAATTGCTCAGGTCCCACCCCTGCGGGCAGGCATGGGGCAGTCTTCGCCCTCCCGAATCCCAGACACAACAAGCGAGCCGGCGGGGATCACTCCTCGCCGGCTCTCTGTGTCAGTAATCCACCTCGACATCCTCGGCGTACTCCCGCATCACATCGCCCAGATCGAGCGCCTGCGCTTCGGGATCGATCGCCGTGAACTGCCGTTCGCCCCGATAGTAGAGCTCGAAGATGTCCTCGATGTGGCGGTACTTCGCCCCCCACGTCTGGCCCTTCCCCGGCTTCGGGCCGTCGTCCGAGACGATCTCCTGCTCGTTGGACTTCGCCTCCACCCAGTCATGGAGCCCCACGACCGCCAGGTCGAAATCCAGCAGGAGTCCGTCGCTAAGAGTCGGTTCGAGATCCAGATTCAGGATCTGGTGCGGCCTCATACTCACGAACTGGCTCAGCCGGGCGATGCGGTACATCAATGACGGGTTTCGGACGATAGATTCGAAACTTCTTCGCCGCCGCCGAATCCGCGTTCAGATTCGCATAGAAGATGTCCAGCCGATCCTCGGCCGCCAGATCCTCGACCCACCAGATCTCGTCAGTCGCGTCCGCCTCATGCTCGGTGAGGCGCGGCTCGATGAACACGGCGAGGCAATAGGCATTGGCCGCCGGCAGAATCGCCTCGTTGTTGCTGATGCGATCGCGCAGCGTCTCGGTGCTCGTACCGTCCTCGCGGACACGCTTCTGCACCTCGGCGAGCTCCTCGAGGCCGCGATTCACCGCGTCCTGGAGATGCGACGGGATCTGGTCGATCGACGCCTGCGAGCTCAGGCTGATTCGGCGTACACGCGCCTTCGGCTGCTCGTCTTCGGGGATGCCGAGGAAGGTCGCCGACAGCGGGAACTCGAAACCGTTCTTCTGCTGATTGGTCTTGTGCGCGATCATCTCGCGACGGGAAAGCAGGCGCTGTTCGTGCGTCTTGGCCATTGGGAGGGAGTCTCCTTCGCCGCCTTACGCGGCCTTACGAGAGAGGGAGAGGCCGGGGAGTGAACTCACTCCCCGGCGATCGACTACGCGCCTGGCGCCGCCAGGTTGACCGGCATCACGCCTGCCGTGAGGACCGGCAGCGATGCCATCGTTTCGTAGATGATCATGGTGCCCGCGTCGTTCTGCGTGAACGAGGTGTTCGCGGTCCAGTTGAAGAAGGTCTCCTGCGCGAAGGACGCGGAGGCCGGAGCCGCCGTGTTGACCGGGGTAGTCACCCGCACCGCCTGATGCGGATTCTTGTCGGTCGCGACGTTGCGGTAGAAGCCGCTCACGATGAACGCCGGCTGCACGGACGCGCCCGGCTGCTCGTAGCGATCGATCGCGCCCGCGCCCGTACCGCTCGTGCTCTTCGTGCCCCCGTTGATGATGACCAGCACGTCAAAGCTCAGGAACGCGAACACGATGTCGCCCGAGCCTTCACGCGCGCCGTACGCATTGGCGTAGATGCTCGCGTCCGCGCGGAGCGGCGTGCGGCTCGCCGTGATCGACGGCGCCCAGCTCACCACGGCAGGAATGTCCTTATGGACCGGGGACGCACCAACCGGCGCGACCTGTGCGTGTTCGAGGCTGAATCCAACGGCCATGACCGTTACTCCTTCTCACCGGGCTCACCCGGCAGTTCATACTCTGTCCATTCGGTCTGGGTGACCAGGTCATACACGTGGATCACCTTTTCCCCCAGACCGCGCCGCTTCGCCAGGCGAACCTCGGCGCACTTGTGATCCGTGCACCGCATCCGGACGTAACGCGCGTCGCCCGCGAACGCGTGCGTGCGCGCCTTGCACCGAAGCGGCCGCCACGTCACACCCCCGACCAATGCGGAATGCGCTCCTGGTCCCTGAGGAAGTCCGTGAACTCGGCGGGATTGCGGAACGTCTCCTGGGACATGACCGGCAGGTCGTACGAGCGCGGGTCCTGGTGGGGACCGTTTGCTCGATGCGGATTGCGAAACCATCCCCGCGCCTCCGATCGTCGAATCACCGCGACATCCGCCTCGGTGACCTCCTGCATCCAGTTGTTCTCCACTCGCCACACGTAGCTGTTCGCAAGCGGAATCATGCCGTCGATCGTGGCGTAGATGTACCGGTTCCGCTCGTTCATCGGGCAGTTGCCGATCTCTGCGCGGAACACTGGCGTCAGCCACTCCCACGCGGGCAGCGACTCGAGGTCATCGGTCAGGATGTCCGTCCCGAACAGGATCTTCACGATGCCCGGCGTCCTCGGCGTCCGCTTGAGCAGCGCCTCGGCGACCTTCTGATCGACGCCGGCCTGCGAAATCCGGGGAGCACGCCGCTTGATGGCAGCCACGAACGCCGCGATGTCGCGGAACGGATGATCCTCACCGATGTACTCGAGTGTGATCCGCGTGGTCATGAGCTACTCCGCGTCGGCCGGGACCAGCTTCACCGCGACAGGACCGGTCGCCCCGCCCCGGATGCCGAACCCTGCCGGGATCGGCGTCCCCGCGTTGAAGGCCTCGATCACCGCGGCCTGCTCTTCGTCGGTGACGTCGGTCGACCACACGTTCGTGACCGGAGCCGCCGGCGCGGCGTCACCCGCAACCAGCCCCGAATCCGTGATCGTGCTGTCGTTCGTCGCCCCGTCATCGCTCGTCTTGGCTCGTGCCATTGCTACAACTCCACGCCGGCATAGATCCCCGCCGCCTGGAAGCGAATCCGCTCCACGCGCGCGTTCGAGCTATCCGACAATCCGACCGGACCAACCCGGTCGCCAATGCTCAGCTGCACCCCTGTGGTCACGTCCGACCACCGATGCAGACGCGCGATCGTGCGCGCTTCGAGCGTCCTCATGTCCGCACGTCCCGTCATGGTGTCCGGGGTGAAGATCCACACGTAGCACCACTCTCGAAACGCGCCGCTTGTCCCGTCATTGGCCTGTCCGCCGCCCGCGTCATCGACCATCAGGAGCGTCTTGAGATCCCCGAATTCGAGGTCCCATGCTTCCGGATAGACCGTGCGGCCGGCGCGCCGGATGTCCGTCTCGTACACACCCTTCGATGTCGACGCTGCGATGGCGGAGTCCGCCTGCAGGATCGCCGCGATCTCGGGGTCAGTACGGAGGCGCTCGGCGATCGCCGCAACCGGGATCATTTCAGGAGCCCCTCGATCAGCTTGCCGACCGCTGCCTCGAGCTGTGGCGCCAGATGCTGGACGGTGGGCTCGATGATCGGGAGCGGAGCCATGTTTTCCGTCCCCAATTCGAGGAACGGGCCGTATTCGTCGTTTGTCGTGCCGACCACGATCGTCAGCGTGTCTCCGGTCACTTCGTGATCGGAGAACAGCGACTCACGCGCGAAGTTCGTCTGGTTGTTCCAGGGCGCGTTCATCTTCGCGTACTGCTCGCCCACCGCCGAGACGTTCTGGCCGAGCTCCTCGAGCGCATCCGGCAGAACAGCAAGCGCTCGCTGAAGCTTTGGCGTGATGTTCTCAGACGTTTTCATGCTCATCGGTTGCTCACCATCACTTCGTAGGTGGCGCGAATCGCACCGTTTCGGACGATCACCGCACCGACGATGCGGCACGGCTGGTCCTGCCAGGAGAACCCGTCGCCCTCCTGCGGGAGCGACGTCACGTCGGCCTCCCACAGTCGAATCTCGCCGGTCGTCGCGACCTCAATCACGCCCTCCGTCCCCGCGGTTCGACGTTCCTCGCGATCGTCGAGCGCGATGCGGATGGGCTTGACGTTGTCCGCAATCACGGTGGTGCCGTCCGCCGTCCGCCGCCGGATCGTCACGCGCGCCTCGGGATCCATCGTCAGCTGCGTCGTGGCGTGTCCACGTCGCTTGAGCTGCGCGATCTTCGAGGCGGCACGATCGGAGATGAACGGCTTCGGCGCTACCATGACCAGGGAGTCCCGTCACTCATCGCTGGCGAGATCACGGCAACCACGTTGCCGAGGTTCGGGTTCGCGAGCTCCACCGGAATCTCCGGATCGACCAGCCACGAGACCTTCGCGTAGGCGGCCGAGAGGCCCGCCTGCACGTTGGCGTGCAGCTGGTTGCGTTTGTAGGAGTCCCCGTCCTCGAACGTCACGTCCATCTCGACATCGAGCGCCATGTCGGCGCGCTTGAACAGGTAGTAGTCCGCGAGATGGTTCGCCCAGGTCGCCGGAAGCTCCGTCTGCGCCGCATAGATTGCCGCGACCGCATTGAGGACGGGGTCGAGATCAAGCTCGAGCTCCCCGATCAGTTCGGCAAACCATGCGTTCAGATAGGCTCCCAGCGCGTCGCGATCCATCTCGACTACTCCTCGATCGGCTCGCCGTTGGCGTTGACCACGACGCCGCCGACGATGTACCGCCCACCCGGGACGGTCTCATTCGGAGCCAGCGTCGGCGTTTCGGCCGATTCCGGCGTTCTGGGCGTCTCCGGCGTCTCCTTGTCCTTGGCCGTTGCCACGATCACTCACCTCCCCTCAAGGATCTACAGGGACGGCGCCACGTAGGACGCGCCGATGTAGTTGATGGCCGCCTTGTGGCGAACCGCGACGCCGACACCGAACTCACGGCCATAGGCGGTCGCGCGGAGCGGGAACAGGTCATTCTCGTAGAGAAGACCGAAGCCACCCGCCCCCGAGAGACTTCCGGTACGCGTGCGCACCGCGAGCGCGCGATCCGCACCGTTGCCGGTATCGAACGCGAGCTGATACCCGCTCGGAACCCACGGCTTGACCCAGACCTCGGCACCCGCGAAGCGGCCAATCGCCCGATCGGTCGGATTGGTCACATCGAGCACCGCGCCGATTGCGTAGCGGTCGGTATCCGAGAGGTGGATCCCCGCCTCCTGATAGGCCGAGAAATCGGCCAGACCCCGAATCGTCGACTCCTGGGAGCGGTTGATGTAGATCACCACCCCGCCGTCGACGCCGTGCTCGACGACGTTGTCGACGAGCGCCGTGAGCTGCGCATTGGTCAGCGTCGCCGCCGCCATGAAATGCGTATGTGTGTTCGGGTTGAACGTCTCGAGGTTCGGCCCCGGCGGAATCGCCATGCCGTCCGCATTCAGGAGCGCGCGCAGCTGAAGCACGAGCTTCGTTTCGAGCGCGTCCTGGTACGCGAGGTTGTTCGTCGGGGTGAACAGCGCGCGACGAATCTGCCGCGTGAGATTCACGAGGTCCGCGCTCGCCATCCGGTTGAGCAGCGTCGCGAGCTGACCCACCGAGCTGTTCAGCACGAAGTGCCGGTTCCACTGGATCGCATTCCCGAAGAATCGGAGCGGCAGACCCAGCGAGCCACCAGCGGTCGTCTTCTGAACGTCCGGGGAGCCGAACTGGTCGAGCTCCTGGACCGTGAAGTCGCCGCTGACGCCATACGGCAGCTGATTCTGCGAGGTGACGACCGCGAAGTCGCGGAACATCTCGTCAGCTGCGCGGTTGTAGACCGTGAAGGCCTCGGAAGCACGACGCGCGAGCGTCTCCTCCCCGAACTCCTCGACGGTCGAATTGACGTGCTCGAGGTCATCGAGCGTAGAGAGCGTTCCGAAAGGCATCGCTGATCTCCCTCCTAGAACGCCGTGAACTGGATGCGTGTCGCATCCACCACGAATCCGATCGGCAGGTCATCCTCACCGCCGGCGGTATCCAGTCCTCCCGCCACGGTCGGCGCGAGGAAGACATCGATTCCCGGGGTGAGTCCTGTGCCGTAGCCAAATCGCACGTTTCGATAGATCGTGACCGCCTCGCCAGCGGACGCCGGATGCGCCGCGATTCCTCGCGCCGTGTCCGGAGTGCCTGCGGCGAGATTGGCCTTGTAGACCCGCCCATCCGCGCGGATCGCGACGATGTCGCCGCCTCCGATCGCCTCTCCCGCCAGCAGACCTGGGATCTGCTCGTTCTGCGGCGGGAGGGCCGTGGCGAGCGACGGCACCCCGCTCTTGGCAATCGCCGTCATGTCGCCTGCTCCTTAGAGCCGGAAGCCCGGGCGAGCCCGCAACTTCGCAGCTTCCTTCTCCACGTCAAGCGCCCCACCACCGGCGGGCTTCGGATTCGGTGGATTCCCGGCGGGCTTGCCTGCCCCGACTTCCTTGGCGAGTTCCTTCGCCTTGTGGAGCTGGGTCATCTTCTCGCTCAGCGGCGCATCGTCAGCAGGTTTCAGCACCTTCCAGATGGCCTCCGGGATCTCCGTCACCTCCGCCTCGTACTGCGCGGTGAGCACCGTGACGTAGGACTCGTTTTCCGCTTTCAGCGCGTCGCGCTCCGTCTCCGCAGCCGACTTCGCTTGCTCGAGCGCGGTCTTCGCCTTCTCGTACTCACCCTTGGCCTCGTCGGCCTGGCGCTGACGATCGGCTTCTTCCTGCGCACGCTCTTTCGCCGTCTGGTCCTTGATCTTCTGCTCCGACTTGCGTCGTTCCTCGGCGAGGAGCCGATTGAGCTCGGCCTGCTGCTTCGGGTCGAACGTCACCTTGTCTTCGGGCGGATCTGCCGGCGGGTTGCCACCAGCTCCCGGATCCGGATCCGGAGAAAGGAACGGCATCGAGAGCGCGAACATCAGTGGATGGCGACGGGTATAGAACATCGAATGTCCCATCGAATGACCTCCCCGCGCGATCGCCGGCGCGGTACGGACTGACCCGGAACTTGACGGCGCCCGGTGGCCAAGCGGCAAACACAAAAAACGCCCGATCCACTCGGACGGGCGCATAAAGCGACTGTCGCGAACAGATCGGGCGGGAACCGTGGTTACTGCCCCGAATTGATGTATCTACAGCGTAGCATATGCCACGCCATTATGGATGCGGATGCTTCTCCGCATGCTTGCCGAGGCGATAGCGCGCCTCGATCCCCGCCACGATCAGGAGGAGCCCCTGCCGGATCAGCAGCGCGAGCCAGCGCACCCCCTCATCGGACGGGGCTGCCGGCGTCTGGTTAGGCACGGGCACGACGTCGCGGCCGATCCCGACGGGCTGACTCTTGGCGATCATGCGGGTCCTCCTTGGTGACTGATGCGACGGTCTCCGCGTGCTCCACGATGTCGGCGAGGTCGCTGGCCGTGAGCGTTGGAGTGCTCGCCAAAGTGTTCGCCGGCTCTGGCTCCGGAGCCGTCGGCCGCGGGTGATGCGCGATCTTGGCCCGCAGCCAGAGCGCGATCTGCGGCTGGGACTCCTGCGCCTCAATCGCGAGCGCCTCGACCACCTCGCGTTCGCACTGGAGCTTGTAGGCGTGCAAGAATCCTCGCAACGGGTCGATCACGTGCGGGTCGACGTAGATCATGTTCGGTTCCTGCTCAGTCATGGTGTGATCCCTTCTGTTCGTGCATCCGCTTGATCCCGAGCAGCTTGGCCGCCTCTTCGACGTCGTTCGTGATATTCATCGCATCCCTCGCCTGGATGGAGATCACGGCCATCCTGCTCGTGACCGCATTGAAGATCCCTGGGTCGAGTCCAGCGAGTCTCGCGTGCCCCTGAAACATCCTGATGCGGACACCCGGATCAACGCCCCGCATCTGGAGTTGCTCAAGCAGCGTCACGCCGATCAGCGCGGCATATTCGATGAGCTGTTCTTCGGTCTTGGTGGTCATCGGACGCTCCCCGCGATTGACATCGCCGCTATACTTGCAGGTGAAAAGCGGCTCTCGGAGATTGGGACAAAACGAACGCCATCGCGGCGAAAGCCGAGTTTCCAGGAGTTGTTCGACCTGGGAGAGCCGCAATTCATCCCCACCCCCAATCAACTCAGAACGGTGTGATCTGAGCTTCTCGGCTCTACCGTCGGTATTCCCTCGGGTTGATCGAGAAGCTGTTCCGCAGTCGTTGAGGTCGTGCGTCATACCTTGGAATCGGGTGTATAATTGTGAATATGGGCTGTGCCGACTGAGGTTCGAAAATCCCAGTGGACACCGGATCATCCCTGGCAACGGGGTAAGGCGATGCGGGAGCGTGGGTCCCGCCAGTCGGCATCAGTTCATTCATCCCCAGGTTCCCCCCTTTCCCATATCAGAATTTCCGATCCGCGTCGATTCTCGAGGTGGCTGCGCACGTCGAACGCCGAAACCACGGAGTGAGACAGCTTTGCGTTCTTCTTCATCTCGACAACCACTGCGCCCAGCTGACCCGAGTCATCGCGGCGGTAGAACACCACCTTTCCGTTGGGCTTCTTGGAATCCCGTCGCATCTCGTCGGGGTCCACTAGGATGCGGAAGAGGCGAACTGGATCGTCGCGAATCCACTGATGATTCATCAGATGGGCTCGCCGCTGTTCATTCGCCAGGATTGCTATGGGATTCTGTCCCGCCCCCGGATAAGCTCCGTGCAACACGGGCGGAGTATCACGCACGATGAACAGGTCAATCGGATCTTGAGCCGCATACGCCTCTGCGAGCTCCATGGCACGCATCAGGCGCCCATACTTCGTGACAAGCTTGTCCACGAACGCATCCGTATCCTCCGGCACCCGCGTCAGTGTGCAGAGACACGCTGGATGCGGCGGAAACGTCGGCACCTCGCCCGGCGGATAGACACCCGGACCGAGATCGTAGAGATTGGCCGTTGCGTGGTCGTCGCACACGTCACGTCGTGGATGCGACGCGCTCAGCAGCCATCCCACCCCCTTCACGCCCGGAACATCCTCCGCCGACTTCACCACGGCCGCACCGTACACGCGAGTGACTTCGGTACGCGCAAGCCGACGTGCCGGCGTGCTTCCCCATCCACTTCCACCCGTCAGCGTCATGTTGCGCCGAATGATCCGACCGTCCTCCGTGTACTCCACCGGCGCGAAATCCGGGTTCAGATGCGTCTCGAGCTCCCGCGCGATCGTTCGCGGCCCCCTCCCACCCCGAATGCCATCGCGGAGCTCCTGATCGATCTTGCTCCGGATGTCCTGGCCCTGCCGCCAGATACGATCCGACAGCGAATAGCCTGACCCATTCACCCATCGGCGATTCGGATCCAGCTCGCCCGATCGCAGGATGCGTCGGCGCTCTGCTTGCGGCGCGTTGAGCATCCCGACCACGCGCAGAAGGGGATCGGAGCTCGACACGTTCGCGAGCGGCTCGATCGTCGTCTCCCAGAAGCCGACAACCTTGCGCTCGACCGCCGCCTTGAGGCCGCTGATCGCCCGCTGATACGGCGCGAGCGCGGCCGCGTCCGTCACGTCGGTGATCGCGGCGAACATCGTCGAGTTGACGGCCGCTGCCGCCGAGCTTCCGTACACCTGCGCGAGCACGACGTTGATGTCCTCCATGATGCGAAGGCGCATGGCATCGGTGAGCTCGTCGTCGCCGTACTCGGCGAACACCGCCTCGATCTGCTCCCACAGCGCCCCCATCTGCGACTGCGTCGCGGACACCGACTGGCGCACGAGGCGCACAAGCTCCTCTTGCTCGGGAGTCAGCTCACGCTCGGCCACGTCAGAACGCGCCGATCACGGAGTTGGCGTTGCGCTCGTCGATGATTGCCTTCGCCGTCTCCTCATCGATGCCGAACTGCGACCAGCCCCACGTCGTCTGGATCTGCTCCTTGCGCAGCACCAGGTCGAGGCGCTCGGAGTCCGTCTCCGGCAGCACCGGCCGCGACATGATCCCGAAGTCGAGATCACCGCGCGCGTAGGAGTCGAGGTCGAACGGCCGGAAGCCCTCCTGACGACGAGAGAGCTGACGGCGAGATCCGCCCGGTGCCGTCAGCCACGAGCCGTCCTTGATCCGCATGCCACCGATCGCGAGGGCCATCTGATGCAGCTTGATCGTGCCGATGTCGTAGTTCGCCCGCGCCAGCATCACAGCCGACGTCGCGTCACCGAGTGCACGCTCGGCACCCGGACCGCTCACCTCGGACATCTGGCGAAGCTCGTGGTAGTAGCTCGCCTCCGGGTTCTCGGCGAGGACGCGCTGCTCGAGTCGCTCGATCATCGTGTCGGTCTGCCCCAGATCGAACTCCGCCTGCACAATGTCTGCATCTGACCCTGCCGGCAGCATGTCGATCACGCGCGCATACCAGGAGGTGTTGTCTCCGCCAGCGTCGCGCGGTGGCTGGCTGAGCTTCACCTGCGTCTGCCCGGGCCGGAACACTTGCCCCTTGATCAGGATCGGCGCGTAGAACTGCTTGTGCTGGTAATCGATCGCATGGCTGAGCAGCGAGTTGAGATGAGCGACCGCGACGCGCGTGCCGTCAAGCGCCGAGATGCCCCGCTCGTCGAACCCGATCTTGTGGCGATCCCATACCGCCGGCACGAATCCGTACGGGTTCGGCACGACCGCACCCTGACCGTACTGATCGTAGGGGTGGCCGTTGCGGAAGTAGCGGAACTCCTTCCCATCGACCTCCTTGCGGAACTGGTAGGTCTCGGTCCGTCCCCCCTCCAGCTCCTCGGTGATCAGGTACTCAAGCGCGTAGTACTTGAGATTGCCAAGCGGGTCGAGTTCGATCTCCTTGACGTAGCCCGGCCACACGATCGACGGGTAGACCTTCGCGTGGTCGACATCATCGATCAGCTCGGTCATGCAGTCGCCGAGGATCGAGGCGAAGAGCGGCCGCTGCGTCATGTGCTGCTGCCAGTTCCACATTTGCCAGCACGCCGCGATTCCGAGCCGGAGCTGCTGCTCCTTGGTCTCGTCGCCGATGCGCGGATCGATCGGGATCGCGCCGAGCGTCCCGTCCGGCAGGCGCTCGCCATCGGTCGGCAGGTCACCGCGATAGACGAGGGCCTCGTAGAAACGCGCGATCGCCTGGACATGCGACCACATCTGAAGCGTGTGCTGATAGATGCCGGGGTATGCCCGTCGCGACACGGAGCGAAGCGGATCCGAGAACGCGGAGCCGATGAACATCGACCAGCGCTCGTCATAGCGGTCCATCGCCGTGAACCCCGGCCGATCGTCGTACTGCTGCCAGGCCTCCCGGCCTGCGGCGAAACTGTTCATGAGTCGTCTCCAGATGTTCATCGCTGCCAGTACCCCTGGAGGTCGTTGATGGCCGCCTCCGTATCCGCGTAAATCCCGCCATCGGGGAGGTCGAAGTGCGCGACGGTATAGCGGAGCGCGTCCATGCCGTGGTCGTATTTCTTGATCGGGGTGTCTCTGCGGTTCGTCTTCAGATCCCAGACGTAGGAGGAGAACTCTTCGGCCGTCGACGCCGGCTGCTTCGCCTGCTCAAGGAGCGGATCGCGCTCCACGAGCGCATCGCGCATGATCGTCAGCCGCGGCCGGCCGGCCACGGGACGGAGGCGATCGGCCCCCTTCTGGATGCCGGCTGTGACGTTTTTCTTCGCCGGCACCGTCGCCATCCCCACCTCGGCCTCGAACGTCGCGCGATCCTCGGCGTCGTGGTCGGTGATGATCGCGTCTGGCCGCGGCTCCCCGGCCGTTATCTGCAGGATCTGCCGCGCGTGGTCGGAGACCAGGCGGCGCGTCATGTAGATCTCGCGATAGAGCACCAGCTCGCCGTCCGGCTTGACCGCCCAGCACTGCCAGACGAACGGGTGGACGTAGCCGAAGTCGACCGTCCAGATGCGCGGCCACTGCCACGGGATCTCGTAGTGATCGACGAGGTGCGTGTAGGGATCCCAGCCGTCGTAGATCTGACCCTCGGCGGCGACCCACTTGCCGAGGCGGAGCCGCTGGTAACGCACGCCGGAGAGCGCGTCGAGGATCGCGATGTACTCGCGGCCTCGCTCGGTCCAGTCGCCCCGCTCCTCATCCCACAGCGACGGGTTGTCCTCGTGTCGGGACAGGAGGCGGACCATCTTGCCCTGATTGCAGCGCTGGTTGAGCCAGTGCGCCTCGGCATCGGGGTTGCAGTCCGCGATGAGCTGCTGGTGAGGGATCACACCGTTGCGGAGACGGGTCGTGATCGACTCGAGGTCGTCCTCGCTCAGCTCGGTCGCCTCCTGGACGTAGATGGTGTCGTACTCGGCCGACATGACCTTCGATGACTTGTCGAGGCCGCCGACCACGATCTTCGATCCGTTCGGGTAGAGATACGCCTGCTGCGTCGTGTGGAAGCGCACCAGCCCTCCCGGCACGAGTACCTGGTTATCGAACGTCACGATCGCGGTCTGCGTCAGCGAAGTGCGCGTCTTGCGAACGATCAGCTGACGCGACCCTGGGTACTTGATCGCGTTGCGATCGAGCTTCTTCATCGCGGCGAGGCTCTTGCCGGTGCCGGCCGGGCCGTCAAGCAGGATCTGTGGATCGGTGCGAAAGAAGAGCTCCCTCGCCGCACCCTTCGGTCGATAGGGCGGGCGCTGTGGCGCATCCCCTCGCGCCTTGATCCGCGATCGCGGGTCGACGGTCGTCACCACCGAGAGGCTCATGGCAGGTCCTCCGGGATGTCGACGTACTCGCGGATCTCGATGCCCCCGGTCAGGTTCAAGTTCTCGCTGAACAGCTGGTGATGCTTGCCGAGCAGCTCGAGCGCGGTCATCTTGGCGCGTGCATCCATCCTCGCCGCGATCGGGTTGCCCTCGGCGTCCCGCGCGACGATCTCCACGTACTCGTCGAGGCCGCGACGCGCGACATCGGTCAGCTCGGCGAGCACTTCGAGGCCGTTCATGGTGTTCGCCTCGAGCAGCTCATCAACGCGCGCGCGTATGGATGGAGTTTTCTTGAGGTCGTACCCGATCCGCGACGCACTCTTGGCCGAATAGCCCGCGAGGATCGCGGCTTTCGTCGCGTTGAACTTGGCGTCGCCGATGTAGAAGGCGACGAATCGCTCCATCTTTGGCGTCAGACGTGCTGGTTGTTGTATCTCATCGCTCATGATCCCACCCAAAACGCACGAAACCGGGCGCACTTCCCTTTGGGGAAGCAACACCCGGTTTCGAGAACCTTAGTCTTTGGTTATGTCCATTCTACCTGACGTTCCGGGCGTATCTCCTCACGCCATCCGCGTCACATAGAGATTGCACTTGCTGCACTTGATGACGACTTTCGACCCCGGCGCGAGCGTGCCGTCACCGATCCGCTGGCCGCATCGCGGACATCGCCACTCCGGCAGCTTCTCCGGAGGTGGCGACAGTGGTACCGGCGGCGCCGGCCGATTCGTACGCTTGCCCATCACTCCGACCACTCCTCGCCAGGCAATGGCAGGTGCGGAGCCAGCGCGGCCGCGATCGCGTCGATGGCGAGCTCGATCCGGTCGGTGACCTCCGCATAGAGCGGCACGTACACCATCTTGCCGATCGTCGAGTCGAGGTTGTCGATCGGCGTCCGGATCGGGTTGATATGGCAATGCAAGAGTTCGTGGACGCAGGTCTCGCGGAAGTCCTCCGGATCAGCGTTCCCCCAATCGTCGTCGAAGCGGATGTTCGCGGATCGACGACCTGGGTAGACGTAAACGTCGGCGGCGAAGTTCGGGTTGTCGGGCCGATCGTGCTGGATGTGGATCGTCCAGTCGCGCAGCCCCATCATGCTCTTGAGCTTGGCAATGTACTCGCCGAGCTGCTCGTAGTCACCGCCGAAGATTCCGTTAGATGGTGGAGATTCCGTATACGGGACCTCAACCGGAGGCGTCTCATGGATCTCGCTTCGCATCTTGTCGAGCTTATCGGTGTAGACGGTGTGCGCCTCATTGAGCCCACGCAGATACGTGGTGATCGTCTCATCCAGAACGTCGGAGAGCACCGCGCGAATCTGATCCGGCGTGAGCTCGGCGAGCGTCCCCATCATGCCGATCTCGCGATGGATCGAGTCGATCGCGACGGCGACCATCTCGTCGGTCACGATCGGGCGCTGCGCGGCATCGGCGGGCGTGGCCGTGTCAGTCATGCCCGAACCTCCCTGAGTGCCTGGTGATAGGCCTCCGTGATCTCGCGGAACAGCGCCGGATCACCGCCGACGTCGGGATGATGGACGCGCGCCCAGCGCCGGTAGGCGGTGTGGACGTGCTCGCGATTGCCAGCGTCCTCCTGAGTGATGCCGAGGACGAGCCACCACGGCTCGGCCGGCGGAGGCGTCACGATTACCCCGACCGCCGGCATCCCTCCTCCCGCAGGGAGCGCGGCGAACCCGCTGAACGCCGCCTCGACCACCTGATGCGTGCCCCAGCGATCGAGTCCACGGAGCGCGGAGACAGTGAGCTCGATCGCATGCAGATTCTCGGCCGGCGTCCACCATCGATCGCACGGGATGCACCGATCCTCGCCGTCGAGCGTGAAGTATACGGCCACGCCGGCGTCATCGATCGGTGGCTGACGGGAGAGGACGTAGCCGTGTACACCAATGGCGAGGTTGGTCGAGATCACCACGTCCTCGGCCCCGAGCTTGCTCAGCTCGCGGATGAGCCCGTCCCGAGCTCGGGCGAAGCTGGTGCTGAACGCCGAGCGGCGCGGATGCTGCTCTCGGGCGAATCGCGCCGGCCACTCGAGCGGGGTGCTAAACCTCACGTCCATCTGTCACCTCCTTTGCGCGTCCCTCGAGCACGATCGCGAGTGTATCGGCTGGGATTGTGATGTGTGTCATTTCGCCCCGCTCCTGTCCTGATATTTGAGCAGATCCCACACCTTGGGGTCGTAGTCGCCGATCGTCACGAGCCCACGCGCACCATGTCGAGGGCGATCGACGTTGCCTCGGAGCAAGTGCTGCACCGCGTCGTAGTCCTTGGGTTTGGCGATGTAGGCGTGGAGACCGGCAGCCTGCAGATCCTCGATCCAGTCGATCTGTCGGACGTAGATCGTGGATCGTGTGCCGCCCTTGAGCTCTAGCCAAAGCACCCCATGCTCCGGATGGATGAGCGTGAGGTCCGGATATCCGCTGTCCGATCCCACTGCATAGAGGTTGTGATAGTGGCGGACCCAGCCGAAGATCGCGGAGTCACCCACGATCTGTCGGCTCCATTCCTTCTCGGTCTGTTTCGCCTGGTTGGCACCCGGCTGGATCCACGGGATGCTCAGACTCACAGCAACGATCCCTGCACTGGCTCGGTCGCCTCGAGCGCATCGGCAATCGCCAGGGCAAGCGCGATGTCGATCTCTGGATCCTCTGCTCGCCACGACTCCTCACCGAGCGTTATTGTCACGACGTGGTTTTGTCGAAACTCCGCCTCGCGCGGGTATTCCTGGAACACCATCATCACGCCCATCCGCCGCACCTGCGCAATCTCGAGGAGCTTCTCGATCGCCGGCATCTTCGGTTTGCGAACGATCCCCCGAACCTCAAGGGCTTCCCGGATCTTCTCCGGCACCGTGCTCTTTGGCATGTCACTCTCCCAACGCGATGGTCACGATCGTCACGATCCCGACAATCACGACGCCGATGACGACGATCGCCAGCAACACCGCGATCGAAATACGCACCAGCGCGTACACCCAGTCGACCAGTTCATCCATGTCCATCACTTACCCCCTCGCCACTCGCTCGCGTGCGGGCAGGTCGCCCAATGCGGGCGATAGCGGGGCACCCCGACGTCAAACAGCGGCTCGACCGGTCGAGCGGGACGGCCCTCCTCGATCACCCAGCCCTCCGATCCCTCCGTGCCGATGATCTCCACGTCGAACGGCATCCGCTTCCCGCTATCGCCGTAGCTCCAGACGATCGGCATCCCGCACGAGCGGCAACGTGTAACATCCATGCCTGCCCACCCTCTCCGTGGCTTGATCCGTCCCCAGATCCGCATCCGGGCCGCCGTCAGATCAGGCACCAGCGGCTCCGTCGGCATCACCGCCGGCGGCGTGCGTGGGATCTCGGTCGCCGCGTCGCGCGCCTCCGCGATCCGCTCGCGCTCCAGCTCCGCCTCCACGGCGGCCATCGTCGTAACCATCACGTCACCCATCACCGCACCTCCCGCAGATCCGGACCAGTCACCGGCAGCACCACCGCGCGCTCGAGCAAGCGCGACATGATCCGCGTCCCCACCGCCGCCTCGAGACCATCCACGCTCAGATTGCTCGTCACGATCGTCGGCAGCTCCGCCTCGTAGCGCGCGTTGACGATCGCGTACAGCTGCTCGGCTGCCCACTCCGACATCTTCTCGACGCCGAGATCGTCCATGAGCAGCACATTCGTGCGCTGGAGCGATCGCAGCGAGAAGTCCGGCCCCTCGCCGGCATCGTTCGGGCGGAGGCCCGCCAGCAGGTCCGGCACCGTGCCCCACTTCACCGTCACGTCCATCCGGTGGAGCGCCCGCAACGCGCCGAACGCGAGGCCCGTCTTACCCCGCCCCGTCGTGCCGATCAGCACCAGGTTCGGACCGCGATCGACCCGAGGCGGGAATCCCATTCCCCCCACCGTCGAGATGATCTCGACCGCACCCAGCCACTCGTCGCGCACCTTCCGGGCGAGCCCTCGCTGCGGATGCGACTCAAGCGAAAACTCGCGGAATCGCTTGGGCACGATGCGCGTCCACGCCGCGTCGTTATCGAGCTCGCGCTGCCTGGCGCGGCCGACGCTGCAGGCGATGCACGGCTTGCCGTTCCCGTCCGGCGGATATCCCGTGTCGCCACACTCGGCGCAGGTCACGGTCGGCAGCCAGCCGTACGCCCTGCATCGCGCGTCGCGTCGTGCCATGCGGATCGCACGCAGCTCCTCGAGCCGCCCGTCGAAGTCGTAGATCTCGCCGATGCGTCGCATGCGACCGGTGTCCTGTGCGCTCATGTCCCGCTCCCTGTCGCTCGGCGACCTCGCTCGCCAAGCCAGTCAACGTCTGTTCCGTCTCCGGTGTGGATCTGCATGTTCCGAGGCTGTCGCGGCGGCGGCATCGATCGCGGCTTCGGCTCGGACTTCTCCGGGCGCCCTTCCGCGACCCAGCGCGTGAACGCCTTGATCACGTCCGAGATCGCCGGTGGCGTCTCGCGCCACCCCTGCGAGCGGACGTACCTGGTGCACGCCTCGAAGTCCGCCGGCGTCGGCACGTCGTGCGGAATCACCCCGCCGTCTTTCAGCTGCCGGAACCCGACCGTCCGGCCGATCTCGGCCTCGGCGCTGTCGGGATCGAGCCCGATCCCGCGACACCACGCCGCGTACAGCTCGAGTCGTCGGGCGTGTTCGGCGTCGGATCTGAGTTGCCGAGGA